CGGTCTACCTATTGAGAATGTGCGGATTTCAAAAGATTTATCAATTGATTGGGATTGGACACGACAGCCTACAGAGGCGGAGTTCCAACTTTCGTATGACATTTTAGCGGCGCACGATGAAAAAGATGATGCGGTAGTTCCTGATAAAAGCTTAGAAGAAAAAATTTCTATATTAGAAGTAGAATCTTTAAGAATAGCTACATTGGAAAGCGAATCTTTGTTAAATATTACTAAATAATAATCTTTAAATAAAAAGGAGATTTTATGACTTTTAAACGTGGTACTTTATGGAACATGTTTCCTGAAATTCCATCATCTTCAACTCAATTTACATACTTTCTAGCAATGGAAGGTATGAATAGAGATGTTCAATTTGATGATCATTTTATGGATTGTAGTTCTGAAAAAAGAGGATTGATGTTGAAACCATTCCTTATGGGGAATGAATACAATATTCAAGAATTAGCTTCAAAACATTATGAAAAACTGACAGAGTTAAATCCTCATTTTCAAAATGATATCCCAATTCTTATTAATATTTTTGATAATTTAGCAGGGAGTACAAGATTAGATTTAGATAATATTCGTGAATATTGCGATTATCTTACTTCACGTATTCATTTTGAAACTAAACCAATAGTTAGAGTTGCTGGTGGTCAATGGGATAATTGGATGAAAGAAGTAGGTTCTAAAAATGCTGCAATGTTACTTCTTACAGATTGTGATTTATTACTTTCAAATCCTGGTGGATTTCCACGTAAATTAGATCAATATGGTCTTCCTTTTTGGTGGGAATATGATTATGGTAGATATGCTTATGATTCAACTAGAGTTTGGAGCAGATTTATTATTGATGATGAACCAGTGGTGGTAATTCCTCCAGTAATAATTCCCGATCCTGAAGAACCAGAAGTCATTGACGATGATGGTTTTGATGATTATAATTCTCCTCCAAAGCTCTATGAAATTCGTTTACTTGGAGGATTGATAAAAGGTACAATTACCGAGATTAAATAGTTTGACAATATAGCCCTTGCAGAAATTGCAGGGGCTAAACTGGAGGAATATGTGCATGACTAATAATATTGCAAGAAATGCTGCAATCGACATATCTCATTGGACTGGAGATATTGATTGGAAAAAATTAAAAGATTTTGACAATGGTGCTATTCAATTAGTAATTACAAAGGCCACAGATAGTTGGGCTGGTAAAATGTTTACCGATAGTAAATTGATTCAAAATTTAAAAGGTGCAAAATCTGTAGGTATGCCAATTGGAGTTTACCATTGGTTGAAAGATGATGTTGCTCCAAAAACTGCTGTAGAATATTTGTTCAATATTGTTGAACAATATGAACCAGTTCTATATGCATTAGATGTAGAAGAAAGAGATATTAATAGTGCTTCAGATTATGCTTGGAGAGCACAAGATTGGTGTAATAGAATTCAACCATTGACGAATAAGAAACCAAAAATCTATACTGCTGAATGGTTTATGAATGGTTATTTGAGAGCACCATTAAAAAATGAAGGTAAAGATCCTGCAAAAATTTTGGGCTGGATGGGTTCATACAATCTATGGGTTGCTCATTATACAAAAGCAAGTCAACCAAAAGTTCCACAAGAATGGGATGCGTATCAAATGTGGCAATATGCAGCAAATGTATGGTATCCTAAATATGGAATTAGCCAATGGTTAAAGAAATATTATGCGAATGGATGGGATCTATTTGGTGTGAATGGTAGTAAATCATTTGATGCAAATGTATTCCATTGTTCATTAGAAGAATTAATTGGTGAAAATATTATCATAGAACCAGAAGTTCCTGAAATTCCAGGCGAATGTGAAGCGGCAAGAAAAATTTTAGAAGTAAGAATTGCTGAAAAATCTGCAAAATTAAATATTTTAGAAAATAAAATTACTGAAATTGGAAAAATAGTCGTTAGATAAGGAGGATTGTTTATGAATACATCGCAAACAATATCCCTTATACTAGCATGTATTGCATTTATTTTTGGAATAAGATGGATGAATAAAAACAATAATACATGGATGATAGCTATTCCGGAATTATCTTGGTTAATCCATCTTATTATTTTTTATTTATCTATTATGTTTAAATGGTGGCCTAATGGACAATATTCTTGGTGGTCTAGCGGATTACGACTTCATGCAGTTATAACAATTTTCTTATTGGTATTATATCGTAATATTGGGGAAGGATGGCGAAATGGAAAATAATTTAGCAATTTGGATCGCCATTATTGGTTCTTTACCAGGTTTGAGCGCAATTATAATTCAAATAGTTCGATCTAAAAAAGAGAACAAAAAAATTGACGCAGATATTACGATAAAAATTACTGAAGCTGCGAGCAAAATGCTTGACCAACTACAAGAACAGATAGACAGATTAGAAAAGAAGGTTTATGATTTAGAAGTAGGCGCATTATGTAATAAACGAGAAATTGTCAGATTGATTTCTGGCATTAATAGATTGATAGCTCAAATACGAAAACTTGGAGAAGAACCTGTCTGGACTCCTGATATTGTAGAAGTTGAAGAAAACGAAAAAATAACATAAAATGTTTATTTTATTTGGTTTTGAATTTTTGATGTTAAAATGGTGTTTTTTGTATAGATAGATTAACTTACGTAGGTTAATCTATCTATATAGAATACACCATAATAAAGTAAAGGAGGTTTTTATGTCTGATTCAGTTATAAGTAAAGTGCCTATGGAAATGTTTACATATTCTAGTAATACAATAACAGTTGCATGCGCAGATGCTGATGAAATTTGGTTTACAATGAAATCTTTATCATCACAAACTGATGACGAAGCTATGCTTCAAGTCAGTAAGACGGGAAGTCTTTTAAGACTTGATGGGCAGAGTCCTTCTGCGCTTGGCTTAACTGCTTCTTATGCAACCTTAATACAATCTGGCAGTTCTGTTGTTATATTCATTAGTGGTAGTGCTGCACCAAGATTGAAAGGTGCTGGAAATAAGAATTTTACTGGCGAAGTTAAAAGGCGTATGAATACTGGAACGATGCCAATTGTATTACAAAAACCGATAGAGTTAAAAAGTGGTTTTACAAGAACAACTTAAAAAATTAAACATAATGATTGATTAGTCATTATGACTTAGAAAACAGCATAAAATTCGCATTTTATGAGTTTTAAGACAAAACAGGTCATAAAGCTCATAATTTGCCTTATTTTGCGAAAAGGAGCATAAAAATGGCTTTGAGAGATGTAATACCAGGTAGTTTCGTGATTGGGCAGTCCCAAACGAATTCTATATTAATGAATGAAAATACACTTGTTGGTTTGACTGTAACTGGAAGTTATTTGACAGCTTCCGAAATAACATTCTTGGTTTCTACAGATAACACAAATTTTTATCCGATGTACAATTCTTCTAGTACGGAACTTAGTATTACGACTGGTTCTTATGCTAGAAGTTATAGTCTTGATGCAGAATCATTTTTTGCATGGGATTATGTGAAAGCACGTCAAGGAAATAGTGCTTCTGCTGTAAATCAAACTGAAAAAGATATAGATGTGAAATTTATAACAAAAAGACTGTAAGGTAGGTGAAATATGCGTAGAACAAAAAGAATGACGCTAATTTTTAGAAATAAATCTAAAGGTACACCTACACCTATCGGAGAGAATTCAATCTATGGAGTGAGCTGGGACAAGTCCAGTTCTCCAACATTGACACGAACCGACGATTCTGTCGGATTTACAGCGGAAGCAGGAGTTGGAGCCGGAACAGTTGTGAATGATTTTGACACGGCTGAAATTTATAAAGACATTACAACCTCAGTGGATGCACTCGGAAACACATTCGTAAAGATTCCAAAATTTTACATCAAGAAAACAAATGGAGTTGGAAGCTACACTATTCAAATCAGCCGGTATCAACACAGTGGCTATTATCTTCCCTATTGTTTCTGGGACTTTGATAATAGTGTTGAGCTTGATTATTTTTATGTCGGAGCATATACGGCTAGCCTTGATGGGTCTAGCAGGTTAGAGAGCAAGAGTGGAAACTATCCACTTGTCAATACAAATATAGTTGATATGAGAACCTATGCTGAGGCAAATGGAACAAGTTATTATCAGATGGATATTCATACTCACGATTTATTGTCTGCTTTGTTCTATGTGGAATTCGCAACACTAAATAGCCAGTCGATTATGAAAGGTTTTGATTCTGGAAGATACTCAGCCAGCGATGTGGCAACAGTTTCCGAAAATTCAGTCAATAGAATTATTGTAGCAAACGCTACTGCGGCATATTATGCAGTAGGTCGGCCAATTGCGATTGGTTCTTCACTTGGCAGTAACTCTGTTTTTTATGGGCGTGATATTACTTCTATTGATGATTATGATGCATCGAATAAAGCAATATCATTTGATGGAGCGGCTGTAAATATTTCAACTGGAAATGTATTATATAATATTGGATGGAAAAATGGGTTTAGTTCTGGAATCGCTGCAACATCGGGAAGTTTGACAAGCAATAGCGATGGAAAAAATGCATTTGTTTATCGAGGGGTTGAAAATTTATGGGGGAATATCTGGCAATTTGTTGATGGTATCAACATTAATGATAATCAATCATGGGTTGCTCTTAACCATGCTGATTATGCTAGTAATGTTTTTGCAAGCCCATATTTACAATTAAATTATGTAAATCATAATGCAAATGGATACCCCGAAGAAATGGGTTTTGACAGTAGCTACCAATTTGCACAATACCCAATTAGTGTTGGTGGAAACGACGCAACATATTATTGTAATTATTATTACCAGAATAGCGGTCAAAAAATCGCGCTTTTTGGTGGTACTTGGAGTAGTGGGTCGCTTGGTGGGTTGTCTTGTTGGGGCTTTCGTTCCTCTTCTGTTGCGAGTATCTATTTCGGGGGGCGGCTCTTAAAGACCGCTCTTTAGGGGGTTTGGGGGTCTCCCCACAAGGTTTTAATAATAAAGGGATATAGAATGCGCTCTCGCGATTTTTGGTGGTAACTGGAATAATGGGTCGAATAGTGGGTTGTCTTATTGGAACTTCAATAATTCCTCTTCTAATACGAATATCAATATCGGGAGGCAGACTCTTATTAAAAAATGTAAAAATGCATTCTATATTCCTCACCGCTTGGTGAAAATTAGGCCGTAAAGAGCATGGTTTAGTAGGAGTATCTCGAAAACCCATGAGGCTAATAAGAAGGAAAACATGAAAAGAACAGGTTATATTTATGAAAAAATATATTGTTATAAAAATATAAAAGAAGCAATATTAAAAGCTTCTTTAGGAAAAAGAGAAAGGAAATATGTTAAAAATAAATTAAATAATATAGATAAAACAATTGTTGAAATTCAATATATTCTAAAAAATAAATTATATAAGCCATCTCCTTATACAATAAAAAAAATTCTTGATGGTGCAAATAAAAAAGAAAGAATAATTTATAAACCAAGGTTTTATCCAGATCAAATTATACATTGGGCTTTAATTCTGCAAATTCAAGATATAATGATGAAAGGAATGTACGAATATACTTGCGGAAGTGTACCTGGTAGAGGAACAAGTTACGGTCAAAAAGCTATCCGTAAGTGGTTGGATAGCGATTATGAAAATACAAAATATTGTCTGAAAGCAGATATATCTAAGTTTTATCCATCTATTGATATAAAGATATTAAAAAATATGTTTTGTAAAAAAATAAAAGATAAAGATTGCTTATGGTTAATAGATCAAATATTGAATAGTTCTGATAAAGGTCTTCCAATTGGAAATTATACAAGTCAATGGTTTTCCAATTTCTTTCTCCAGGATTTAGATCACTACATAAAAGAAAAACTTGATGTAAAATATTATATTAGGTATGTAGATGATATTGTTTTATTAGGTAGCAATAAGAAGAAATTACATTTAGCAAAAATAAAAATTGAGAAATACCTAAATAGTGTTAAT